GATTTTAGAAATTCAGTTAGCAATAATAAATCAACCATTAAATCATCAAACAATTGTTTGTCATGCACTAATTTTGTTTTTTCTTCAATATAGTTTTTATAAAGTTTAGTATTGTGGTCTATAGGTTTTATACTTTGGCATATTTCTTGTTGACTAGGATCGAAAAAATCATCGTTTTGCCACCAATTGTCCTCTGCAGTTATTTCAGTTCTGTTTAAATCTGTTAACTGAATTATTACAAAAGTATCGGAATTAAATTGCAAGCAATCTCTAAGTGTAGTTCTAATTATTCTTCTATTGCACGATCCTGGAACTCCTCGATTTATCACATTAAAATTATATTTTTCTTTAAAAAAATCACAGTACTGATTTTGCGATTCTAAAAATATATGTGGATCGTTTGTGAAGCTACATCCGTTAACGTACAGTTGATTAATTTTGTTCATTTAAAATATTCATGTGTAATGCTACTAATTTAGCGTAACTTACTGCGTGTGCTTTTTTATACGAATAGCTATCCTCTGTTTGTTCCCAAATAGTTTCGTTTATTTCTTTCCAAGGTTTCCCAATTAAGTGCTTTTTACCCGGTCTGATTAATGCTAAAAACATTGCCATCCTAGCAACGCTATCTGGTTTCATTTTAACCACATCATTCCAATGGTTTGAAACGTGTATTACTTGAGAGCAAAAATTCTTATCTAGTAACTTTTCCCACGGAGGAGGTGTTTTAAGTAGTTCTATGTAGTGTGCATTATCTCTAATGTGAGTGTACACATTCACATTTAAAAAATCTATCTTAAAATATCCGCGATCTTCCGCTTCTTTATAATCCAATGTAGAACAGCCATTGATTGGATCGATTGGGATGTCAGTGACATACACACCACTGTTATGTTTTCTGCCTTGCTGTCGTGCCGGTACATGCTTAATTAAATTAAGTATCTTTTCTCGATCGGCAAAATCAATATCTACGTCGGCGCTCATGATCTTTTTATATTCTTCCTAAGTTCAACTTCTTGTGTGTGGTCTATTGTTACTAAATCTAACTCACTCGGGCATTGCTGGCATGTTGCATGTGGCTGTTCGATATTGTTCATAAACATTTTTATTTCATAATCGCTTGAATTTAATCCTATACTTCCATTTTTTCTGTTATCCCAGTACTGCTCCCATTTATTATAGTTTGGACTATCAAATCTTTCAAGTACACTTTCCATGAGTCCACTAGTACTGCACTTATAAATTCTGCCATTAAGTAACAATGGACATTGTTTTTGATGACAAACTTTAAATGCATCTGCTGGATTACTGTTATATGGCTCAGCATTTGCATAGTTATTTTTAAAAGTCATAAAAAACTCTTTTGGTCTATTAACTTGGAATTTAAACCCATTAGTTGTTTCGTACCTATCAATCCCAAACTCGTGCACCGGCTTCCAGTCAAACTTATCAAGCACGTATTTAATGTTCTTTTCTGTTTGTACATCTTCTTTGTGGACAGTAATTTTAAAAATTACGTTGCCTAATTCATGCAACAAATCAACTATATCGTAATGCTTATGTAACCGTGTTCCGTTAATGGGAAATCGTATAGTTGTGTTCGGCATCAATTCTCTTATGCCTATTAGCCAATCTTTTATTTGGGGATTAATTAAAGGTTCGCCACCCATTAGCCCAAAATGTTCGAATTCAAATCTATCCAACCAAGGTTCTATCTCTTTGCGGCCTTGTTCCCATGTTTTGTAACTCTTGTAGTCTAGGTCCGAGTACGTCGAACAGCCTTTGCACACTAGGTTACATACTTGTGTAACTATTGCTTCGGCGTATAGGATCTTATATCTAGTTACACTCATAGTTTGCTCTCTAAAACCTCATGTAACTTTTCAATCCCATTAAATTCCACACTTTTTGTATGAAAGTTAATTTTGTTGCTAGTTGTATACTGCTTAAACTCTTTGCTACTGAATATATCCAAATTGTTACACAAATATCTTAATCCTTTAAGTGCCATTGAGTGCCTTTTAAAATGATCAAGTTCGCTGTCAAACTTTTGCAACGTCTCGGGCAACAGATTGTATGCAGTATAAAAACCCAAATCATTGTAAATTTTATTTGTGTATGCGCCGCCAATGGGAAAAGGCAAACACTCTGCGTAAAAACATTTTAATCCTTTTTCTGTTATTGCTAGTTCGCTATTTTTCCACGATGTCTCGGGGTACACTACACAACTTGTTTCGAAATATTCTTTTAATACTTTGTAGCCGGGTGGGATTCGTCCAAACTGCCCATCAATTCCATGACACTCGACTTCTTCGTAATATACATAATCTTCGTTGTTAAAAGTATCGTAAACTTCTGGATGTAGTTTTTCCAGTTCTTTTCTGAACTTCTCATCTTCGTTACTTTCGAAATAACCGGGGGTTGTATTGATTAAAGTGTTATCAAGTTTTCCAATATTATTGATACTTTTCATATCTTTTAAACTTTTAAAAAAGTTATGTCTTACCGTTCTATTTGCGCCCTGTATTTGTGCAACCGTGTTTTTCCTACTACATTCTGTTTTGTTAATATTGTTTTCGAAGTAGAAATTATAAAATGGCAAACACCAATAATTTTTTGTTCCTGTTAAATCATCCGGCCAACATAATACTTTGTTGTATAGTTTGTGACTCTTATCTAAGAAAGCGTTAGATATAAGGTACGTATTTTTGTTTGATAATTGATCGCGGATTACATCGGTAGCTATGTTAGTTGGTTCGCCGGCATTACTAAGTAATACTATATCGAATTTATCTGCATCAACACGTTCAGCGGGCATCGATGTATAGAATATGTTTACATCTGCAGTGGGATCAAATGATTCTGTAATAACTAATTTAATGTTTGTATTTTTACTCTTTAGGTAAGCATATAATCCATCAAACATTTGTATGCCTATGTCTTCTTTAAGTATTACAACATTTACGTTAGACATCTAACTTTACCAGCCTGCTTGTTGTAACATCGATTGTATATAATCAACATCATCTTTGTTTGCATTAATCTTGCTATGCCATATGTCTGGATTAATAAAATCCCAAACTAGTTCTGCTTGGTGCGAATTTAAGTTTCCCAAGAAGGTACTTCCGCTTTCGCAGTTATATAACACCCATGCACTAATTTTACCACTTGTAATTGCGTAACACAAAGCATTTGTATTCCCATGTCTCAACATATCTTTACTATCGGCGTTGTTTTCTTTTGCCCATTTGATACTGTACTCAACTGCTCGTTGTAATGCATACGTAGGGTCTTCAGTTAACAATAAGTCACTAAGGTATTCGTTGTACAAACTGTCTTTTGCCCAATAATCCAACTTTTTATTATTTGTAATAACATAGTCAATAAAGCGCGGAATGTTTACAGCGTTGATGTCTATACAATATCTCCCGAATTTCACAAACGCAGTATAATATGGGCTATCTATGAAGTCATATACAGACTTCTGCTTAGTATGATTTTGTGTGTATTCGTAAAAACGCAAGTATGCTTGAAATCCTATGCGTACACCTTTCTCGTCTTTTTGCTGGTATCTTCTTTTCTTTTCGCAAGCATGTGCCAAAAGAGTACTTTCGCGTTTAAATGTTTTCTTACAATACTTACACGTGTAGCCTTCAATTACCGCTGTTTTTGACATATTCTTTTAATTCCTTCTTGGTAACAAAGTTACTTAGTAATTCCAGATCATCTTCTTTGTAAGTTGGGTATATGCTAGCAAGTGATTTTTTTATATCGTCTTTTGGATCTTTTTTCTTTTTCTTGCCTATCCATTTACGTCTGTAGGTTCCTAACTTAGGACTACTTGCCGCGACTAGCAACCATTGTAGCTTAGGATGATTATACAAACTAAAAAAGTTTTTATTTGCTATGTGATTAAAACTCGCAACATAATAATGTTGTAGTATTGGGTCATCAACATCCAGGCTTGCACCCCAACGCATATATAAAAATACCTGATACTTTAATTCTTTCTTTTCTTCATCAGTGAGTTTATCGTAAAAATCAAAATCCTTACGATCTATTGCCGGAAGGACTTGCCTAAATAAATCTATCTTGCGTCCTGCTACCATGCCTGATCGTAATCTACAACTTGCGAATTGCGCGAAACATCTTTTATAAAATACACAACATCTGGCTTTTCTTTGTTATTAATCGGAACTGCTAAATATTGCCCGTTCTTTAATTTTGGATTGTACCATTGCACTTCGTTGTACACATCCATTACTTCAACTGGTAAAAAATTAGCACTATACCCACTTAAACTATTAAAACTAAATGCTTTAAAATTCCTATCATTTATACTTGTTAAAGGAACTGCTTCTAAATCGCCTGTCTCTTCTTCGCCGATAAGCAAGTGCCAATCAATAGGCATCTTTATAATATTTCCACCTATGTTGAGAACTAACGCAGGCGAAGTAAAACTTTCTAAAAATATTAACGGAGTAAAAAAGTAGTCTGCATCTTTGGGATTACTATTATCAAATATTGCAAAACGGATATCGTTAATTGTTTCCGGTAATTCGTTGAGTTCATACGAATTATCGTCAAGTGTGTGTATTCTCATATGTTAGACCTGGTTAAAAAGTTAATTATATTTTATATAACTTTAACCTAAATAAAACAAGCAAAATAACCTAAACACTATTTCCAGTCAAGTTTTTCTATCGAAAACGGATAATTGGCTTCCTTATAAAACTTCTTACGCTTAGTTAAATGACGCTTTGCAAATTTACATGTACTGGTTATATCCCATACTTGCACAAAGTCTTTATCTTCTGCTTTACGCACTCCTCGCCCAATAGACTGAATTACACGCACAAAAGATTTACCCGGTTCGATAAGCATAAGATTAAAAATACGAGGTATATTAATGCCGACTGCCGCAACTCCATACGTTGCTACAATTATTTTATCGTCGCTTGTTTTAACTTCGTCATATTGTTCTTTTCTTTCGGTACCTTTTGTAGCACCACTTACAAATACAGCAGTATCGCCCAGTCTTTCCACTAGTTCTTTGCCGGCTTGTACTCTATCAACTAACACAAGTGTATTACCCGATTCATTTGCTTTTAATATTAGTTTTGCCATAGTATCTAAACGATCGCTATCAGTTAATAGATACTTTAGTTCGCTTTGATAATTTGAATGTTCTGCATGATCAATTAACTGTACTACATTCACGTGACAGTTTGCTAACACTCCTTTGTCTTGTAGCTCTTTTGCCGATACACGATTAATAACATCGCCTATACTTACTTGCAGTGATTTAAATTCATGATCATCTTTAGGAACAGTTCCGGTTAGTCCCCAACGTAATGGAACTTTTGCTAAGGGACCAGTTAGCAACGTCTTAAGTGCATCTGCTTTTGCCGAATGGACCTCGTCTACAATAACAGCAACTACATCTTCAACGAATTCGTTTATTGTTATATCTGCTTGGCCTGCACGTGTGTTTTTCATTAGTGTGTTAAGACTTTGCCAAGTGCAAATTGTGTGTGTTTTACCAAACTCTTTTCTATCACCAAAAAATACACCAACATCAAGTTGCATATTAAGATAATCTTCTTCGGTTTGTACTACCAGCGACTTGTTAGGTACAATTACTATACTACGTCCATAACGTTCAACACGTTCACTAAGTGCGGCAGTCATTAATGTTTTGCCGGCGCCTGTTGCGACCTCTTGTAAGCATTGTGGATTTTTTAAGTAATCGTTAATTACAGATATTTGGTAATCTCTTAATTCAATAGATTGACCTGCCACCGGATGCCCTTCGGGCCATTTAATGTGCTTAAAACTGTTTTCGCTGACTTCTTCTAAAGCAAAGTTTGTTCGGTAATCTCTTGTGTCTTCTAACTCGAAGTCCCAACCTTCGTTGACTAATGTCTCAAGGATTTCCGGTAGTAAGTTTACATATGTGCTTCCACCTAGGTTAAAGAATGAAACTGTACCGTCCCATCTTCCCAACTTGTAAGCTGGCATAAATCTTGCATGTGGTATTTCGTACTTAAACTGTCGTACAAGTTTCTTGCGTGTATCAAGATCTAGATCCTTAACAGCACAGTTAACTTCGTCTCTTACTACAATTGTTGCTTTTTTCATATTGTACTTATTCCATAAATAGGGTGGGTACAGCAATTATCAAAAGGAATGAAAACTTTGCTGTACCCAAGGTGAATGGTACCTTGTATTCATTAATAGTGTTTATTTAGGGAGGCTATTATAGGGAGTAATAACACAATAAACACATACTAATTTTTTCTAAACTTGCTTACTACACTAATCAACTGTGATTTTAATTCTTGTACATAAATTTTTTGACTTTTGTACCCTGGATGCGCATTATCAGACGACGTGTCGATCTGCATGCTATGCAACGAGTCATATAAATTTAACCATACTTTCTCGTGTATTCCGCCATACATTTTATACTGCTTGTGTATTTTATTATATAGTAGTATAACTTCCTTGTCGTTTCGGTTAATTGAATTTAATAAATTGCGCTCGTATTTGGATAATTCAGATGGCAAAAAAATGTCTTTATGGGTAAAATAATCATTTGAAAATTCCATCAAGGTATTAACAAAAACAATACGTTTGCCTTGCGAGGAATTAACAAGAATATTAATATATTTTATTAAATTTAATATATCCCAGTGATCGTTATGAATTTTTCGTAATTGATTACCAGTATTAGTTAGTTGTTTAGGAGATGTTTTACCGAAACGGTTTGTGTTAATTGGTATTTTGTTATTTAACATAGTATGCGTTGAATATAGTTCTAGATCAACATGAAAATCGTACCTGGGTATAGCAGACCAAGCAACTACAATTAAATCATATGTGTTATTAACTAGGTAATTCATTGTCTCCAGAAATATCCAATGGTTATTTTTTCCAATCTTTGAACCATTAGTAATACTAACGTCGTTACCAAATACGTCCTTAAATAATTTATTAGCCCACAAGTTCTTGTCTAAACTGGCATTTTTTAAACCAGCACCGTATGTCATACTGCATCCAACAACTAATATATTCATCTATGACCTATTCTTCATACAAGTATTCAACGCTAAGAATTTCCAGTTCTTAGGATTAACTAAAACAAGATCTGCAATCTTGAGTGCCATCCTAAGACTCATTTCGTTTAACCTATCTTTATGCTCTTCCATAAAGTTAAGTATTTTACTTTGAGTTTTGATATCAATGTCGTGATTTTTAAATAATTCTCCCGACTCGGCGATCTGCTTTACTCTAAGGAATTTATCACGCATTGTATCTAATGTAAGATCTAAGTAATGACATCTACTTTGTAGTGCTTCCAAATGATCTTTTAATTTCTTACTACGTATGTTATCAAATTTAATATTAGTAATAAAAATTACAGCACCACAAAAGTCAAATACTTCGGGTATTCCTTCTCTGCGCAAGTAATTTGAATCTGCATTCCAATGCACTCTTCGTCTCTTACCCGAATCCAATGCCGCTTTTAATAAATTTAAACTAAGATCATCTTGTAGAACTGCATCGCAATCATCAAACACCAATACATGGTCTTTAGCACTATGCCTGAACAATGTTCTATATAGCCCAATTGGTGTCATTGCTCCTTTTACAACTTCGTACTTAGGTGCTGTTTGCGCAATTGCATCAAACATGTTTGCTTTAGCGAGTTCTTTTTCTACACCGTATGATTTTCCTACTCCAGGTGGGCCCGACACAATCATTGCTTTTACATCTGCATTTATAGAAGCCTTAGTCATTTCGTTTAATATAGCAAAACGTGATTCTATACGATTCATTACATCTTGATCTGACTCTTGTGGTTTTATATCTTTAGATGCTTTTACATCGCTAGGGTTAATATTAATTCTAATTTTATCTTTACCTATACCAACACTCTTGTTTGGTTTAACAGTAACAAAATGTCCTCTTTTGCCTTCTTGTATTGGTTTAATTAGTTCGAATGTTTGGTTTGTTATCTTCTTCCCACGGTATTGTGCGTTCTTGATAGTAATCTTTTCCACTGTTGACTTTTTCCTTATTTTGTTTTGTGTGTGCATATTATACTACCAAGCAGGTAATAAGTCAACCTAGTTTAGAAAAATAATTCATAAAAAAAGGCAAATTAATGCCTTTTTTACATAAGTTTTTATTATTATGCGTTTGGATCTACTACTATCGGATCTACAGTTAACGTACAAGTTAAAGTTTCGCCTGCTTCAACAGGAACCGGCACCCAACCTGTGGACTCTGTCCCATAACAATCCGAATCTACGCCGTTAATTTGTACTGATTTCATAGAATCACCGCGCCCAGAGAGCATCGAAGTAAACATAGATGTAACATCGTCGGCAGTATATGTATGTACTTCGTCGCTGCCTTCGATAGTGTATGTTTGATTTTCAAATACACCATAGTTTGCATCCAATGGGCCAACATACACAGTTGATGTACCGTTGTTAACTACTGATGTTGCAATCTCGCCGCTAACACTCGTGTCTGCTGTAAAAGTACACAACGGGTTCTCTTTATTGGTATTGTTAACAGCACCTGTAAAGACTTGATTAGAATTAAATGTTACAGTTATGTCTGTGCTAGTCTCATCATCAACAACTCCTCGTAAGTTAAACGTTCTTGTTGGCATTGGTAAATCCTCCTAAAAAATATACTTGTATTTATATTATTTTCGAATAATATCTTCTTCTATGCACTGTTCTCCGTATTGTATTTCGACAATTCTGCAGGGTTGATCATATGAATTAGATAACTGGTGCCATTCACCACATATAATTGTATACTCATCGTGCTTCGATAATGTTACAGTTGGATAGTGATATCCGCTATCCGCGATACTACTTACTTCGCATTGTCCTTCGCTTACTAACCAGTACTCATTGCGTTTAGCATGCTTCTGCATAGACAAACTTTGGCCCGGGTTCACTGTTAATTCTTTTACCTTGCACCCATCGACATTGTGTAACACACGATAATATCCCCAATCTCTTTTAGTCTTTGGTGATTTCCATTCGTTCAGTAACCAACTACTTGAATTCTTCTTATTTGTACCGCCTACCCCAAAAGCAAAAGTTACATCGTTGTACTCGCACGTATCTGCTTCGGGTATATTTAGATCTGTTCTATCGCCACCATTGGCAAAGATAATTGTAGCATCCGGAAATATCATTTGTGTTTTACTAATTGCATCCGTTGCAGTACCATCGCGGTCGTCGAAATTAATTACTCGATCCACGCATTTTAATTCGGTAATTATTGTTGCACGTTCTTCCCACGACATAAATGATCTGCCTTTTTTACTTGTTAGCCATTCGTCTGAGTTTAACCCTACAATAAGTTGTGTGTCGGGTGCATCACCCAACGCTTTTGCCGCTTTAAAATATGCTATGTGCCCCGAGTGTAGTGGGTCATATCCACCTGTACATATAATTACTTTCATAATACTAATATAATATATTTGATCCCGTTATCCATTTTGTTAAAAGTCCTTCTCGTTTAACAAACCCGTACTTATTAATGTGATTGACTGCACTTGCAGGAAGTAGCTCCTTCTCTGCTAGGTCGTACCATGATGTTGTCCTTGGGTCCATCGGTTCATGGTCGCTTTTATATGCTATAACCTTTAGCCACTTACCTTGTTCTTGAAAGAATCCGTCACTACAATCAAATCCACAAACTGCTAACATATGAATCATACTGTCAATTGTATGATTAAAATAAGTAAAACTAGGTTGGCTACACGATAATTTGTTGTATTCGATATTAATGTTTGTAGGGAGTTGTATGTTAATCATTGCGCCTTCGTTTAACATATGCCACCAATTCTGTAACGTTTGCATTGGATTAGTAGCATATTGAAAACTATCATGACACCAGAGTAAATCAAACTGCTGTTTACTAAATACTTCTTCAAAATCTTGTTGCAAATAGTTAAGATTTTTTAATCCAGTTGACATTTTTAATTCGGGTAACAAATCTATACCTGTGCAATCGATGTTTAGCGGTATCTTTGTACCATTGTCGTCCAAAATATGCGCATTTGCCCACCACACTAAATCTTTTGGATCTTTACCACATCCTACGTCAATCATGTTTTCGATGCTTTCCATAAATTCCTGGTATTGCATTAGTGCGTTTAGTGTTTCTAAACTATGGGCATGACTGTCTTCCGGTGTAGTAAAACTCATTTGCTTAACTCTAATAATTTGTTATAAAACTTTGTTGGGTGTTGTTTACTTAACTTAACTAGTAAATCGACATTTCTATTTATTCGCGGCCACAACTTACTTCTTAAATTAGTTAATGTACTTAAATTATTAGCATCTAAAAAGGTTTTAAGAGTGCTTACTACTGTGCTTAAACGCAAATTAGGATCTTTGATGCTATCGTAACTATGATCTATAATATCATCGTACACATCAAATCCAATATCTCTTAGTAGTCGAACAGTACCCGGTACTGCCCAAAATATAGGTACTTGTCTATACAGAAATGCCTTTAACGATTTTTCAGTTATAAACACTTCGTGCCAACTATCATCATCTGTTTGGTTGCTTGTCTCTGTTACTAAATTAATAAAACATGCAAACCAGTTTGTATCATTGTGACTGTGCTGGTCGCTCATGTTATCTGTTTCGCCATCTAACAATATAGGCAAAGTATACGGATGCATAATATTGTGTAGATTTTGTTTTGTGTTTAAATAAGGATCGGGTTGCGACCCGCAACTTAAAAGAAATGTACTATGATCGAATGTGTCTAGTAACTTTTTCGCTAACTTACAACGCCCTTCACTTGCTCTGCGATTGAGCGAAATAAAGTTCTTTGTTATAACTAAGTTTTTCCAATCAACATCTAAGTTTTGATTGTAGCTCACAAAACCACAATGGGCTGAAAAATAATCTACATACGTATCGTATTTGTATGGTAAGTTTCCATGAATATCCGAATTAAACAAAACACGAACATCATAATCTTTTAATGTTGCAATTACTTCTTTTAAATCACTTGGTCCAATCCCTTCATTGCAACAATTTACTATTATTCTATCACCGGTGACTAGGGATATGCTTTCCTCGCGTTTTTGCTGTTCGAAAACATTAGCAAAACGATTATTAAAAAAGTCATTGCGATCGTTAACCCACGCCTCGTAGATTAGAACTTTGTTTATAGTTTTAAACCATGAAGTTTTTAACATTACAACGTAATATCTTCCATACCCGCTGTACGTAATTTAACAATATGACCCAATTGCCACTGTTTTGTATCTAGCCCTTTCATAATACCCAACCACTGATTACGAAGTAACGCAACTTCGTTAATTAGTATTTCGAAATCTACTACTTCGTTTTCGCCATCGACATACTTTTCTACATCACGACTAGATAAACTTCTTTGATAGTTTTCTAAATAACTTTTGAAGTGTTTTCTTCGAATACGCCTTAGTTCGATGTTAAGGTATTCCAACACTGCTTCAATTTCTTGTAGCTGATGAAATCTATGTTCGGTAACTCCCGGTAGTTCTTTTATATTTGTTTCAACATGGCCACGAACTCCTACATCTTCTTTGGCTTTTTGCAATTCTGCTTGATAAAACCCAATAAAATTAGGCAATTCATTTAGGCTGTTTGTTACCTTATTATACCACATTCCGAATTACTAGGTTAAATTACTTATTCGTTCCAGTCGTACTCTTCTTCGTACTCGTCGCTTTCTTCATCAACTTCGACTTCGTCGGTATAATCTTGTAGTACACGCTTAACTTCGTCGTTGGTAGTTGCTGATGCGATATCCTCGGCATCAAATCCATGTTCAAGCAATAGTTGCACACTATCCTCGATAGCATCAGTGCTGTGATTTGGAATATGTTCCAACATTATATCTACAATTTCTAAATGTAAATCAAGACTCATTCATTTCCTCCATAACTTCGTTTTCGATAACGTCGTTATTTATATCTTCGATAACTTCGTTGTTATCGTCAACAACCGGTTCAATATACTTTAGCATATCTTCCATTACAATATCAAGACAGCCATCGGTATTTTTCTCCCATGCTTTACGGAATTGAAGGATTTCTTCGCCTGTTTCTTTAACAATGTACTTTAAACGATTACCTTGCTTAGTAAGTAGACCTTGCTTTTCTGCTAAGTCTGTTAGCCCCGAATACGGATTCATACCAGTTTCGTACGGAATTTTAACTTGCACTGCTTCGAATGGTTTAGCATAACGTGTTTTCATTACTTTACACGCGGCTCTGATACCTTTTACTTCTGTAGTTTTGTTACCATCATCATCTTCTTTAAGTTTTAACTTACGCATAGCAACTACAATCGATGATGCATAGATAAATCCCTGACCGCCCGAAATCTTGTCATCTGGGTCAAACATGTCCTGTGACGCATAAGTGTGGTTAGTAGCAACAATACCCACATTGTAAGCACCAATCATATTAACTGTATTACGAACAAGTGCAGTTAATGCTTTTGGTTTACGTCCTAAATCGCCTTTTAAATCACCTTTATCGAATTGTTGTACATCAGTTGGCGTTAATAACATACCAAGCGAATCGATTACAAAAAGAACTTTCGGTCTATCTTCCTCGGCTATTGCTTTGTAATCTGCCATAAACGAACTAATTGTTTTAGCAACATCGTCAATCATACACATACTAAGTTTTAATAACTTACTAGGATCTGTGTCTACATCGAGTGCTTTTAGCCATTGTTCATCTAGTGCATTTTCCGAGTCAATTAATACAACAAAAATATCCTGCTGTTGTGCCGCTTTAACAATATTAGCACTAGCAAAATACGATTTACCTGCGCCGGATTCGCCAGCAAATACTGTTACCTTACCCAACGGCACACCTTTATTAAAATCGCCACTAATTAAATAGTTAAGTGCATAGTTTCCTGTACTAACCCAATCAGTTGGGTCATTAAAACCGATACTAAGTCCGTCAATGGACTTGGTAATATTTTTTCTAAATTTACTTACGTCAAATGGTTTTGCCATTGTATTACTCCTGTGTTTTTAGTTAGTTATTATTACTAGTGATCTTGGACAAAAAAGTAAAGAACACTACAAAATGTAACAACACTAGTTAAAACAAAAATTTCAAATATTCCAAACATTACATATCTCCTCTAATACGTAACGAAGACTTTGCGCAGATACGAAGGTCGGGTATCAACGCAAAGTGAACGTCAGAACAAAAATTAACCTGCTTGTCTTGCTCTTATTTGTGCAAGAATATCTTCTGCTTTTGATCCAGATGATGATGGAGCTTCTTCGGTTTTAACTTCAGTAGCGCCTGCTGGTGTTTGAAATGGGTCAACGCCAACATTAGATACATCTGCAACCGGCGTTACATCTGCACTAGGTGCAGTAGTTGCTGGTGTAGTTGCTGGTGTAGTTGCTGGTGCTTCTACTCCCCATGGACGATAATAATTAGCCCATTTATCGGCATCGTACTGCTGTCCATCTACTGATGCTTCAAACATTTCTTTAATAACTTTAAGTTCTACTTCGTTTGGTTTCGGTGGTAAAAATGAAGTTAGGTCATTTAATCCAAAACTATCAATTGCAGTACGCTCTTCTTCTGTTAATGCACTTTCTTTACGTGCCCAACTTGAAGTAGAATAATCTGCATATCCACCTTTACTAGTTTTAGTAATACGAAAATCTAAACCATTGTTGTAATCTGTTGGTAAATCTTCCATTTCTGGATCCATTAGACTAGCCTTAATAATTGTAAAAATTTGTGGACTGATCATAAATTTACGAATCGGATTCTCCGGTGCATTCTCTTCATTCATTGGATCTTGGTGTACTAAACCTTGGAATACGTATGTACGTTTTTTCCAATACTTACGTCCCATATCTTCTAAACTCTTATCCTTAAACCAAGGACGAACTTCTTGAAGAATTGGACATACTTCGTTCTCACCGTACATTTCCATACATGGTACTTGTACCGAAACCTCTTTAGAATCTCCGCCTTTAATACCTGGGAATGTCAAACGAATCATAGCACGTTCCACCCAAAAGAATGGATTGTCTTGATTTGCATCCGGTAGGAAACGAACAATTGCTTGTTGCCCTTCGTCTATTTTCCAATGTGGATAAGTTAACCCGCCTGTTTGGCTAGTTTGTTGTGTTTTGTTTTCTTGTGCCGCGAATCGAGCACGAATATCTGCTAATGAAGCCATGTTGTATCTCCCTATGTTATACCTGTGTTATACCTATATTATACCTAAATCGATACTACCTTCGCGGTATGTATCGAATGTTGCTAACTTTGTAGCAACTTTATTTATAATATTCCAAATGTTTTTATAAAAAACATGTCGTAATTATAAAGATATTTGTCTAAGGGAATTTTTTTAATTAACCTAATTCATCAGTTAGGTTGAAAATTACGTAAACAACTTACGCAATCAATGTATCGATGTTGAGATCTTTAATATCATATGCACCAACGTCGTGTAATATATTTTCCATTCCGGTATATTGCTTTCCTGCTTGTGCTAACCAACTAATAATATCAATACGTGCATCTGCAGTAGGATCAGTAGCCGCTGTTTCGCCAAGCGCATCAAAGAAATCATCGTCACCTATAATGTCATAAAGAACTTCAGTTGCATTTGTTGCATCAACGCCAACAGGAAGTTTTTGTTTAAGGATTTCTTTTAGTTTCTGTATTGCTTCGGGAGAATCTGGGATTGCCCAAGTACCTTCTGTAATATTGTACGCCCAACTTTCAAACATTGCTATCTCTTTCATAATATTCTTACTCTCCGTGGTTATTGTCGATTTTTGTACGCGATGTTCGTTTACTAAATTAGCAATCACATGCAACACATTAGTAATACGACTATCGTTATTATCTTCTGGAATTAGATGCTCGCTAATCTTTTCAATTAATTGATCACTTTTTTCTATAGTTGCAGGAGTCCATGATTCTGTATACTTCTTGTACCCACGCACACCGCTAATTTGTTTAATATCTTCCTTGAACTTCTTTTTGTAGTGCTTACATACTTCGACTATTTTGTTGTTAACACTACTCTCCTCAATATTTCTTACACGTAAAAACTTTGTTATAGCATTAACATTGCTTACAGTTTCTGCAATGTGGCATCCAAATATATCATATGGTGTGCCGCCTTCGGCAACATGTCGGGCCATTGCTCTTGCACCTGCTATATTATTAAATGGTACTTTAAAACGTTCGCCTGCTTTATTCTCGATAAAAATACTATCAATATTTCTAAAACGTTGATCGCCTTCGCCTATACGTTTACTATGACGTATAATAAGTTTAGTTTTATCCTTGTTTTTGTTGTAACTAGATTTAGATGTTCCACTCCATCCTTCAAATAACCCTTCGTTGATTGCGGCTAGTCCGCGCATTGTATGTTTGAGTTTATTAATATTTTTAAGTGTAAAACTTAACATATTTCGTTTAGCAAACATGCGCAACTGGTACAATAAATCGTACCACAAATTCTTAGCATCTCTTTTTAACCCTTTTCCAATATTATCTCCGAAATATATTTCAAAATTATTTTTTGTTCCAAGTAATACAACTACTGTTCCGTAGTCATTTCCTTGCGGTGTAAAATCAAAACTAAAGATAGATGCATCATTTATATCGGTAACTGATTTACCAGTGTTGTTAAGTGTATCGACATCGAAATCTTTGCTTAAAAGGATATCGTATA